GGACCAGTGACCCCAGTGGCGTAGAGGTATAAATGGCTTACACATACGGCGAGCTAAAGCAGGCCATAGAAGACTTTACTGAGAACAACGAAGCGGGGTTTGTGACAAATCTCCCTGTGTTTATACGCGCCGCAGAGGACCGCATACTTGTTAATGTTGATTTGGAAAACTTTCGCAAGAACGCCACATCTGCGATGTCAATTAACGATGAGTACCTATCCACACCATCAGACTTCTTGGCGCCGTTTTCTTTGTTTATTAAAGACTCCGGCAAGGAAGGCTTTCTTCTGGAAAAGGACGTTAATTTTCTAAGAGAGGCATATCCTGATAGGACAACAACGGGAACCCCTAAATATTATGGATTCTTTGACGCTACAGCTACTGTAGGCTCTGGAAACGTTCAGGCCAATTTCATATTGGCACCAACGCCCGACCAAGCATATGCAGTCGAGCTACATTACTATTACAGGCCAGCAAGCCTAACTGCTGGCGCTAATACAGAATATACATGGTTGAGCAGTAACGCTCCTAATGCCCTACTGTACGGTTCTCTTATAGAAGCGTATATTTATATGAAGGGCGAACAGGACGTTATCTCCATGTATGAGGGGCGTTTCCAAGAAAGCCTGTCCCGACTTAAAGACCTTGCAGAAGCAAGGGAAAACGATGATGCATACAGAATGGGTCTTCCCACTAGACCGCGCACATAAGGAGTAAAAGATGGCAACATCAAATGCGGCAACCACATATCTGGAAAGGCGCGTTCTTGACTACATCTTCAAGAATGATTCACTTTCCTTTGCCTCGCCGGGCAACAGCATTTATGTGGGTTTAGCTACAGCAATCGCTAATGCTGAATCAGGCAGTCTAACGGAGGTTAGCGTCATTGCAGAAGACGCTGACTATACACGTCAACAAGTAACGGCGGCAAACTGGAAACAGTCTGTAACCACTGTGGCCGTAAACGCAACCGCATCCGATACAGAAATTGTCCTAACTGACGCAGAAGCATTTCCGTCAGCCGGAACAATTGAGGTTGGTAACGAGATTATTGACTACACAGGTAAGGATGGAACGGCAACAGCGGATGCTAATGGCGCTGTAAGCTCTTCAACGTCTTTGTCAGTAGACGGCAATAGCGGGACAATTTCTAAGGGTATGGTCGTAAGCGGTACGGGAATTTCCGGAACTGTTCGTGTGGCTACCGTCACATCCCAAACAGCTTTGGTTCTGGATACTGCTATTACCATTTCAGATAACACTGCTTTGACCTTTACAGGAACAAGCATACTCACTGGATGTTCGCGCGCTCAAGACGGAACGACTGCTACTTCGCATGCGGCCACGGCAACGGTAATTTCTGACGCTCAGAGAGTAATCAACGACAATAACATTGAGTTCCCTCCATCAAGCGGCATTTCAAGTTATACAGTCACACATGCGTTTGTAGCGGACAAGCCTTTTGCAACCGCTCTGGTTAACGGAAATGTGTCCTCTTCAACAGCAGTAGCCCTAGATAATAATGTGAGTACAGTTGCTGTAGGTGATGTGGTCACTGGAACTGGAATCACAGGAATTGTTACCGTTGCTACCGTTAATAGTCAAACAAGCATTGTTCTGGATACTGCGGTAACGCTTTCAGATGATTCAAAGCTAAAGTTTGATGGCTCTAACGTTTTGTTTATAGGAACGCTAGATGTATCAAAGACAATTGCATCAGGTGATATCTTCCGGGTTAACGGAAGTAATCTGAGCATTGAGTTGAAGTAAAGGTACTATAGTACAAAATGGCACTCGTAATCAAAGACCGTGTTAAAGAGACAACAACCACTACGGGTACTGGCACGTTAACTCTTGCTGGCGCTCTTACTGGTTTTGACTCATTCGGCGTAATAGGAAATAGTAACACCACTTATTATTCCTGCACCGATGGCACGGACTTTGAGGTCGGGGTCGGAACGTACACTGCATCAGGCACAACGCTCTCTAGGGACTCTGTGCTGGAGAGTAGTGGGCCTACAGCCTCCGCAGACGTTAACGGCGCTGTGTCGGCCTCTACGAGCGTTGCACTGGATGGGAACAGCGGAACAGTTGCTGTTGGCATGCGAGTGCGGGGCACGGGCATTAGTGGGGTGGTTACAGTGTCTACCGTTACAAGTCAGAGCGCTATCGTTCTTGATACGGCTGTAACTCTTGCCGATGATGCCGCGCTCACATTTGGGGACGCTAAAATTAACTGGGGCGCAGGCACCCGAACAATCTTCTGCACAATGCCAGCAGAAAAGATAATTTTCAATGATGCCAGTGGTACTCCGGTGAACTTCACCGACAACAGCTTGGCATTTGCAATTGCATTGGGGTAAGAGATGGCAAACGCATTTAAGACATTTACAGATACTGCGGTAGGGACAAGCCCAGCGACTATATATACTTGCCCCGCTTCAACAGAGACAACTATCATTGGGCTAAATGTTTCCAACATATTGACAGTGTCTATCACCGTAGATGTTCAATTGGAGAATGCTGATGGTGACAATGTATATATTGTGAAAAGCGCAATTGTACCAGTCGGCTCTTCTTTGGTGGCCTGCGGCGGCGACCAGAAGATTGTAATGAACTCATCGGATGTATTGAAAGTGACCGCAAGTCAGGCGTCAGCGGCTGATGTGGCTATGTCTATTCTGGAGATTACATAATGGCGCTGTCTACCATTGGCACAAATCAACTAGACACTACAGACAACATCAACTTCGGCGACAACGACAAGGCGCAGTTCGGCGCTGGCAATGACTTGCAGATTTACCATGATGCGTCTCACAGTTACGTTTCTGACGCTGGAACAGGCAATCTACAACTCAGCACAAACGGCACAGCCATTAAGATGCTTAGAGGCAATGGCGAGGTTTTAGGTAGTTTCAACATAGGCGGGTCTGTAGACTTATATCACAGCAATGCAAAGAAGGTCGAAACCACAGCCAGCGGAATTAATGTCACTGGCAACATTGATTTCAGCGGTGGAATATTAGCCAGTAACGGTTCAGTTCAATTTGTTATGGATAAAGATAACAATGGCGGTGAAGTGTTTCTGTGGGGTCATAATGCAAGTGACGCTACAACAAATGAGTTAATGCGCCTGACATCGGCTGGTCGCCTTTTAGTTAATACAACAAACGCTTCACCTTCAAACATCTCATCTGGAACGGTTGGGGGTTGTTCATTTGGGGAAGATAACGGAGGTGAAATAGCTTCTGATGCTTATAACACTTTCCAGATTAACAAACTAAATTCAACATCAGGTGGTTTAATTGCTTTCAGATATAATGCCACACAAGTTGGCTATATTGGCACCAATGGCACAACAACAACTTACAACACATCCTCAGACTACCGCCTCAAAGAAAACGTCACCGATATTACTGGTGCAACGGACAGACTGAAGCAACTCAATCCTGTACGGTTTAATTTTATTGCAGATGCTGATACCACTGTTGATGGCTTCTTGGCGCATGAGGTTCAGGACATTGTTCCAGAAGCAATTACAGGCACGAAAGATGCGGTGGATGACGATGGTAACGCTGTTATGCAGGGGATTGACCAAAGCAAGCTAGTGCCGTTGCTGGTGGCTACCATACAAGAACAGCAAGCCGCTATTGAAGCATTGACTGCTAGAGTAACTTCATTGGAGGCGAACTAATGTCATATATAGGAAATAAGCCATCGCAGACACTAGCAAGCCCGACTAGCCAGTATTTTAATGGTACTGGCTCACAGACTGTGTTCACTCTGAACCGCCTTGTTAATGTATCCGAAGACCTTGAGGTGTTTGTTAATAACATTCAGCAGGAGCCGGGTGTTGGTAAGTCTTACACAGCCACAGGCTCAACTCTGACATTTGATGCCGCGCCCTCCGCTGGGACAAGCAATGTATATGTGGTTTATCGTGGGCTGGCAGAGGTTACAACACGGTTAGAGACGGACCCTAATAGCGCAATCTCTGCTACGACAGGTACGTTCAGCGGCGACCTGACTGTTGACACCAACACACTGTATGTAGACAGCGCAAACAATCGGATTGGCATTAATACTATAACGCCTAGTGAAACCCTGCACGTTGAAGAAGCCACAACAGGTAATGCTGTGCGTGTGTCTAGAGGTGGCAATTATATTATTATGGGTGGTTCTGGCTCTGGAACACAATATGTAAAAGGTTACGAAGGCACTATTGCTTTTGGCAATGCCTTTGCGGGAAATACTACATTTTTAACTGACGACACAGAACGTATGCGTATTACGTCATACGGAGACGTAGGTATAGGTCGCCCTGACCCGCAAAACATCGTGGGTAATAGTGGTGGCGGTCTCGTTGTAAGAAGTGGTGCAAGTCGCGCGGCTACTACTTCGTTGTTTGCGGTTCAAGACAGCAGTGGAAATAACTCGTTTCTGCAACTGCACAATGGTGAAACCACTTTTAGCACAGGTGCGATTGGTTCTAAGACTGAAGCAATGCAAATCACTTCGGCTGGAGATGTTCTTGGTACTGATTTTGTTATGACATTTAACCCTTCATTTCCACCATCAGGAACAGGGACGTATTATCAAAACGGCGCTTTGACTAGCACTGACGCCTCATTAATCAATACCCTTGCGCCGTGTAATTTTAAAATTAAAGAGTTAAAGGTTTATGTTAACAGTGCGCTTACAAGCGGCTCTGCAACAGTTGCAATACTAAAAGATGGTTCCACTACTGGAAACCTTAGTATTGGAACAGGAACCAATGTTCATAGTTTAACTTCTTTTCTTGCAAATAATAGCTTTGCCGCAAGCAGTAATAACAGGATTGGTGCAAGAATTATACTTAGTGGAACGTCACCCGCTTGGTATCACATATCAATACGTTGCGAGAGGATATAATATGTCTTTAGAAATAGACAGTTTAGAATTTGAACAGTATTCAGAAAAACTTGCTGAGATACATAAGTTAGAAATTCAAGGTCAAGATTTGCGGGTAATGAGAAACGCTATTCTCGGTAATGCTGATGCAATAGCAACACTTCAATCTATCGAAGACCAAATTTCTGTTTTAAGAAATGATATGGCAATTTTAGAGGCTGAATAGATGCCGATTAGTAAAATTCAATCAGCAAGTATGCCGGACTCGATAGCTATCGACACTGATGTTCTTGTTGTAGACGGCACTAACAATCGTGTTGGTGTGGGTCGTGATGCGCCTTTGAGAGACTTTGAAGTTTATGGCGCGGGTGCTGAGATGTCACTTGTAGATACAAACCAGTCAACAGATAGAAAGACTATGAACTGGTTTATGTCTGGGGATAAAGCCTATTGGAGAATGCTAAACGATGCCCAAACTGCGGGTGGCGGGAATGTTTCTGTTGATTTTGACGGTAATCTTACTGCGGCGGGGTATGTGACGGGCGGTGCTGGTAGTATTGTCCAGCAAGCGGTCAGAAGCACTGTTACATACATGACAATAAACCCAGTTAACAATTGGACTGAGGTTCATACCAACTTTCGCCTAATCTTCACGCCTAAGTTTTCTAACAGTAAAATTGTTGTAACTTACGCCATTCCGTTTAACCCAACGGGGGCGGCAAACATTTTGTTCGGGTTTAAGCCTTTCCGGTTGGTTAGCGGCACATATCATGACTTTTCCACAACAGGCGGTGCTTTAAATAATCGTAACTTAATGCAGTCGGCTTTTGCTAGAAGCAACAACGGCTATGATGTAAATGACCAAAATCAATACACTCTAATTGGTGTCGATGAACCTAGCACTACGAGTGCCTGCACCTATGGCTTTTATTACAGCAGTGAAGGTTTAAACAACACATTGTTCTGCCACTCAAACGGTAACAATAGTAACTGGGGTTGGACAGCACCTGTTCATATTGTCGCAACGGAGATACGCCAATGAGTAATGTATTTGTTTCCGATGCGCTAATTGCTTTGGGCGTTGAGAATTATAAATTAGAAGGCGAACCTACAACTGAAGCGGAGTTTAATTCGTCTTTTGTAAAACTCACTGGCGCAGATGAAAACGGTATTGCTACTGAGAGTACCGACCCCGCAGATTTTGGTGTCACTTGGGGTGAAATTTTCGCAAAGATGGACGCGCTTGTTACGGAAAAGCCTTTGCGGTTTTTGCGGGAAGAGCGCGATAGACGATTGGCGGCTTCGGACTGGATGGTTGTTCCGGACAGGACCGCTACGCAAGCTCAACTTGATTATCGCCAAGCATTACGAGATGTGCCACGGAACTACGCATCATTAGACGATGTTGTGTGGCCGGAGAAACCATAATGGCATATATAGGAATAGACCCAAATGTAGGCGACATAACCTTCCAGACCTTTACGGGAAATGGGAGCGCCACTGCGTTCACCCTTGCCCAGTCTATTGTGAGCGGCGAGGCATTACTTGTGACCATTGGTAACGTGGTTCAGGAGCCGGGGGTATCTGCCGCTTACACAGCACAAGGCAACACACTTACATTCTCTGCCGCGCCTGCTAACGGAGATGTGATTACTGTAAGGTTCTTTGGGCGCGCTGTGGACCAGCCTACAAGCTATGCCATGCAGTTGTTCAAGTATGTGGCTACCGCAAGTCAGACAGCATTTACTGGCGCGGACAATGCGGGCGCTATTTTAGCCTTTAGTGGGAATGATGTGGATGTATATCTAAATGGTGTGCATCTCGATACGTCTGACTTCACACCATCTAATGGCGACACCATTACACTGGCATCAGGGGCGGCGTTAAACGATGAATTGGTCATCCGCGCCTATCGTGCGTTTACTGTAACTGATACAGTGAGTAAGTCTAGTGGCGGCACATTCGCGGCTGAGATTACCGCGCCGCAGTTTCAGACAACCAACACAACGGTAGACACCGCAGTATTTCGTACTAACGGACAAACTGTGGACGAAGACACCACGATTGGCGCAACAAAGAATGCTTTGGCTATTGGTCCGCTGACAATAGACCCGTCAACGACCATTACAGTCAACGGCAACTTAACTATACTGTGAGGCGCAGATGGCTTCGATATTAAATGTAGACGCAATAAACAACGTGGCGGGAACATCCGCCTTAACGATTGATAGCAATGGAGTTGTGTCATCTACTGCTGTTTTATCTGTAATGTATAACAGTAGTAGCGTAACTATTCCAGATAACTCTGATACTGTAATTCCGTTACAGACTTCTGTTACAGATACTCACAGTCTTTATGATGCAACTAACGATAGACTGCTAATTACATCAGCGTTTAACAATTCATATTTTATAATTTCTTGGTCAGTTATGGTTACGGCTTCGGATGGTGATAATATGCAATGTCATCTTTCAAAAAACGGCTCTGCAATTCAAACTGACCGTAAATTTTATAATGGCGGAGAAGGTGAATCAATAAGCATGGGTGGAACTTGGATAGGTCAGGTATCAACTGGCGATTACTTTGGCTTAATAGCATTTTGTGACAAGGCGTCAGGCACATCTTCTTCTGTAGTGGGTCTGAACAATACGTTCTTGTACGCCGCTAAACTGTTTTAAATAGGATAAAAACATGTCAACATTATTTGTAGACACAGTAAATCAGAAGACCATCGGCAACGGTGTGCAGATTCCGGGTCATGTGGTTCAAACAGTAGCGTATGGCGTGGGGCAAGGCTCTCCGGCGTTTTCTAACTCTACTGCTGTTACTATTGGTTCTGGGCAAACTGTAATTATTGGCTCTGGCACGATTACTCCAACATCTTCGTCTAATAAAATATTGGTGTGTGGACATAATGTTTGCCATCAAAGCAACGCCAGCGGATATGTATATCTTCGGATAATGCGAGATAGCTCGGTTGTTCAAACTCCGGGCAACGCAATTGGTTATACATTTCCAGTTGGCGCTAGGATTAGTGTGCCTTATTTCTTTTTAGATAGCCCGGCAACAACCAGCGCAATAACGTATTCTCATAGAGTTGATTATCTTGGGGGAACCCTTAATCAAATTTGGAATTATGGCTCGGTGTCCCTAGTCTTAATGGAGATTGCACAATGACTAGCATATTGAAAGTCTCCGAAATCCAAGACCCAACCAACTCGAACACGGCGCTGACGATTGACAGTAGTGGTAATGTTTCGTTTAGCAACCCCCTGCCAAACGTAATACAGTCTGCCGTATTTGTTCGGTATTCTAACGCTACTGGAAGGTCTAGCAATACATTTCACACTAGACAGTTTGACACCATTTCTTCAGGTAGCATAACGGGTGCAAGCGTTGATGCATCTGGCTATGCGAGCCTTCCGGCTGGCACTTATATCATTCAATATAATGCGACTTGTATCAATAATTCTGGTGGCCACGGTGAGGTTGTCTCTCGCCTGTACGACCATGCGGCGGGTTCAGTTGTTGCAAACTCTTACTCTGTTCGCTCGACACAGGCGGCTGACGGAACAGATAGCACATTTCATGGCGGGTCTATTGTGGCGACCCTTTCTTCAACGGCGGCAATAACCGTCCAAACATTGGTTGAAAACAATTCGTGGGACGATGTTAATACTTTTGATGGTAGTCCCGGAAATACACTTGGTGCGGCAAACAACCAGAAGAGTGTTGAAATGACCGCTATTAAGATTGCATAGGAGTAAACAATGGCAAGCGTAGCACAAGCACTTAACAATCTCGGCATTACCGAATGGGTACTGCGTGGAGAGCCAACAAGTTCTGCTGAATTTAACGAAATGTTTCGTAAGGTTGTCGGGACTGATGAATATGGCTCTGGCATTGAGTCAGAAAACGCAAACGAATGGGGCGTTACATGGGAGCAAGTGGTCGAGGCAAAGACCGCTATTGAGATTGACGAGCCAATCAACGCGCTTCGTGAAGAGCGAAACCGCCGCATTTCGGAAACAGACTGGTGGGCATCTAGCGACCTTACAATGAGTCAGGCGCAGGCAGATTATCGTCAGGCGCTCAGAGACATCACGCAGTCATACGGTAGCCTTGATGAGGTTGTATGGCCCACTAAGCCGGAGTAAGACATGAGTAACGCCCGTAATCTTGCAAGCCTATTAGGGACGGATTTAACAATCCCAACCGCAAAAATTGCAGACAGTGCGATAACAGACACAAAGCTGAACGGCACCCTGAATTTGTCTTCAAAAACTCTGACGATGCCTTCTGGAGTTAGCCTCTTCAAAAGAGCGTATCATGCGAGTATGCCTAGTGGCATGAATTGGACAACAGGTTTTGCAACAATGATGTCTATTTCAAATGTTGTCGTAAACTCTGGAGAGAAAGTCTACCTCTCGTATTGTATATCCGCTAGAGCCACGGGTACCGCACAAAAGCACACTGGTTACAGGCTAACTTATAGCGGTGATTCCAGTGGTACTGTGGCAGATAATGGTTGGGGTTTTGGCATCAACGATACTACTGGTACGTCATGGCAGTTAGACACTAATATGTTGTGTCTTTCTGATTTTCCTCACACGCCGTTTACAGGCACCGGAACAATGACGTTTAATTTGCAGGGTAAGGCCAGCACTAACAACGGTTATTGGGCGGCAGAACATAATGGCACTCACCAAACATACACAAACGCAGTCTTCTCCGTATATGTAGGCGAGATGTAATGTTTGCTGTCTCGTCCATATCTGAACAGCCAATAGCCACGCCTTTTGAGCATAGGTCATTTGCGGAAGAACTAACTATAGAGGATGCTGACTGATGCTAGGCGCGGTTGCCATATCAGAAAGAGCTATATCAGACCAAGGCGTTCTTCTTGCGGGCGCTCAGTCTATATTTTCTCAATTTGAGCTAGGAAACAATTCAAATATAATTGCCAAAGGCTCCGCTGAAATGACCGCCATAGGCGTCAAGGCGTCTATCGGAGTTGGAATACTTACTGGCATAATGGAGGCATCTGCCAACTTCACGCAGAATGCGTCTTTGTTGAGATTTGCCACTGGCGTTTCTGGTATGGTTTGTACTAGCGTACAAACTACATCTGGCACATATGTTGCAAGCGCGCTGTCAGAACAAGACGCTTCATTTATACAGGACTCTGCCGCAACAAAGATTGCTATAACATCTTCTGAGCAGTCCGCTAACTTTACACAGTCATCTTCGGCAAATGTTGATTTTTCAGGAGCCGCCGCTGTTGACTTTGAGTTCTCTCAGGAGACTTCAAGTAGCCGCGTAAATACTGGGGTTCTGGCTCTTGTATCAGAGTTTGAGCTTGATGAAACAGCTGGCATATTAATCTACGACAATGAATTACATGTAGATTTCTTCTTTGTTCAAACAACAAATGGCGCGCTTCTGTGGGAAAAAATAGACGCTGGAGCATCTCCAGAAAACTGGAGTCCAGTTGCCCCATCTGGCGGCACATGGACAGAGGTAGATGCGAATGGTAATATAGAAATATGGAAGAAAATGGTGGTTTAGATGGCTTCGACTTATACCCGTAATATTGGAATTGAAAAGCCCGGTACTGGCGATAAGTCAGGAACTTGGGGCGTTACAACTAATGTTAACTTTGACATTATTGATGATGGCATCAATGGTCAGGCCACTATTGCTATATCTGGAAGCCAAGACCTAACCACAACTGATGGAACATCTGGCTCAGACGGTTCTCATAAAGTAATCATTCTCACTGGAACTCCGGGGGCCACATTTGAGCTTCGAGTAACTCCAACGGACCAGCAAAAATATTTTGTAATTAAAAACGAAACAGACTCTGCCTGTCGCGTCATTTATAAGGGTGTTGTGTACTCAACATCAAACGGCGTAGAGATTGTATCTGGTGCAACTCAAGCGGTTACTGGTGACGGTGGCGGCGCATCAGGCGTGTTCAAATCCTTAACACCTAACACAGACCTTATTAACGATGTGACACCCCAGCTTGGGGGCAATTTGGACGTTAATGGCAACGATATTGTCTCAGTGTCCAATGGTGATATTGACATCATTCCAAATGGCACTGGCGCGGTTAACATCACAGGCACCACAAACATCACTGGCGACCTTGATGTAGACAACATCAATATTGATGGCAATACAATTATCAGCACCAATTCAAATGGCAATATCAATTTTACGCCAAATGGCACTGGCGCTGTCACTATTACAGCGACAACCAATGTCACTGGCGACTTGGATATTGATAACCTGAACATTGATGGCAATGCCATTACCAGCACAAATACAAATGGCGACATAACCATAACGCCAAACGGTTCTGGTAGTGTTGTGATTGATGGTATCAGTCACCCACAAGCTGACGGAACAAGCGGTCAAGTTTTGCAAACAAACGGGTCTGGTCAGCTATCGTTTGCCTCTCCATCAAGCCCATCTCCGGCTAATATTGTTTTTTTCAATAGTGGCAGTGGCAACATTTCTTTGCCATCAGGTACATCAGCTGTTTATATAGAGATTGCTGGCGGCGGCGGTGGTGGCGGAACACGAGGCCCCGGCAACGGCAATAACTCCTATAACGGCGGTACTGGCGGTGACAGCACCATAAGCGGTCCGGTCAGCATTAACATGAGAGCCAAGGGTGGCGGTGGCGGCAATGGAGACGGCTCTTATAACGGCCCGTTCTCAGGTGGGGATTCTGGCGGCACAGTATTTGTTGGCAATGGCGGCGCGGGGGGCGCTCAAGACGGTAACTTTGACATTACTGGCAACGAGGGCCGTAGAGGAAATATGGTAAAAAGTTTTGTTAATAATGCGGGCCTAAGTGGAGGAACGCTCAGTTACTCTGTGGGCGGCGGAGGAGCGTCATCGGGCGTTGACAGCGCTAAAGCGGGCGCAAACGGATGGGTAGAAGTTTGGTATTGGTAAATCGTTCATTGGGAGATGAAATTGATAAAAATAGAGGACAATGTATTAACCGAAGATGAACTTAATAAAGTTGATGGCATAAAGCATCCGAGCTTTCCATGGTATTCAGATGACCACACTGACTTTCCGGGTGACGGAAACCCACAGTTCACTCATTTGTTTTATCAAAACATACAATTTCAACAAAGCAACTACCTTGAGTTGTTGTATCCACTTTTCGGCAAAATAAAGCCATTTGCGTTATTGAAAGTAAAAGCCAATCTAAATCTAGCAACATCCAAGGAAAGTATATTCCACATCGACTACGGAGAAGTAGAGAACAGGGTTTACCCAGAGATGAAAAGTTTGGTTAAGACTTCTATTTTTTACTTAGATGATGACCTTGGCGGCACAGAATTTGAGTCTGGTGAATTTGTAGAAACAAAAAGAAACAGGTTAGTCACCTTTCCGTCTGGCATGAAACACAGGTCTGTAAAGCACACGCAAGAGGGTGCCAGAAGGTTTGTTGTAAACTTTAATTACATACCATTTATGAGTGAGCAATATGCCCCTTCAGAAGTTACAATTTAGACCCGGTATAAATAGAGATGTAACATCATACTCTAACGAAGGCGGCTGGGTGGACGGAAATAAAATTCGCTTTAGACTGGGATACCCAGAAAAGATTGGCGGCTGGGCTAAGTACACAGCTAACTCATTTCTGGGCGTTTGTCGCGCCCTTCACAACTGGATTGGTCTTGACGGCTCCAACTTCCTAGGGGTTGGAACTCATCTAAAATATTATATTGAAGAGGGCGGTGGCTTCAATGACATCACACCCCTCAGAAGCACCACAGCCGCTGGTGACGTGACCTTTGCCGCAACTAATGGCTCTAGCGTCATAACTGTCACAAATATCAATCACGGCGCCATTCAAGACGATTTTGTTACGTTCTCTGGAGCCGCATCCTTGGGCGGCAACATAACAGCAAACATATTAAACGACATAAACGGCTATCAAGTCATAGCTGTCCCGTCATCAAGCACCTATACAATTGATGTGGGTACTTCCGCCAGTGGCGCCGATACGGGCAATGGCGGAGCTTCAGTGGTAGGCGCCTATCAAATAAACGTTGGCCTAAACTCTCAGGTGGGAGGCACAGGTTGGGGTGCTGGCACATGGGGACGAGGAGGATGGGGTTCAGGCTCATCTCTAACCACGACTACACAGATTCGCATTTGGTCGCATGATAACTTTGGTGAAGACCTTATCATCAACCCAAGGGACTCTAATGTGTATTACTGGGATAAGGGCGGCGGATTAGGTGCGCGCGCAGTTGAGCTTTCCACATTATCTGGCGCCAAGAGCGTTCCTCAAGTGGCAAAGCAAGTTCTTGTATCTGACTCAGACAGGCACGTTATTGCTTTTGGGTGCGATGGGCTGGGCGCTAGTCCAAGCGCCGCACAGGGCAACGGCACTCAAGACCCTTTGCTTATTAGGTTCTCCTCTCAAGAAAATGCCACTGACTGGTATCCTACAACAACAAATACCGCTGGAGACTTGTTGATTGGTTCAGGCTCTACCTTTGTTCAGGCTATAGAAACAAAGCGAGAGGTTCTTGTTTGGTCAGACACATCTCTGCACTCCATGAAATTTATTGGGCCTCCGTTCACTTTCGGCATTCAGCAAATTACTGGTGGCATCACAATTATGGGTCCAAACGCCGCCGCCGCAACTGAAGACTTTGTGTTTTGGATGGGAATAGACAACTTCTATGTCTATGCTGGGCAAACTCAACAGCTTGACTCTCCGGTCAAGGATTTTGTGTTTAATGACTTTAACTTCTCTCAAACAGACAAGGTTTGGGCCGCAGTTAATTCAGAGTTTTCTGAAGTTATATGGCTGTACGCATCAGAGACTAATTCTCTTGGCAATGGCGGAACCGGAGAAAACGACAGATACGTTATATACAATTACAAAGACCAGATTTGGTACTACGGCACAATAAGTAGGTCTGCTTGGATTGACCGTGGGACAAGAACATTCCCTCTCGCGGCGGAAAGTGGCTATCTTTACAATCAGGAGTTTGAGTATGATGATGACGGCTCTCCAATGGATTCGTTTATTGAGTCCGCGCCAATGGACATTGAAGATGGAGACAGATTCTCTCTGGTTACAAAGGTTATACCAGATATGACATTTCAAGGCTCAACGAGCCTAGCCAGTCCGCAAGCTACGTTTACTCTAAAGGCTAGAACGGCACCCGGAAATGCATATGGCTCCACTGATACAGGAACAACAGTCCGGCTATCATCTTCACCCATAGAGACATTTACAGACGAACTTAACCTTAGAGTTAGGGGCAGAACATTTGCTGTAAGAATTGATTCATCTGCGCTAGGTACAAAATGGAAGCTAGGTTCTCCTCGTGTTAATATCCGGCCAGACGGGAAAAGATAATGTCTTCAAATGAAATAGCGCCACCTAGAATACCAGAAGCTCCGCCAGAATACTCTGCTGTATATATGCAGGATTTGGCTAGGGCGCTTGAGGCTTTTATTGCTCAAGAAAGGAATCCGGGTGCGATTAGGGCGACTAAACTAACTCTGACCAATCTTCCTACATCTGCCACAGGGCTTGAGTCCGGTGCTTTGTACAACGATTCGGGAACAGTAAAAATTGTACCGTAGTATAAATGGACTATATAAAACGACTAATCGAATACAATATTATCGCAAGGCTAACTATGATTTGCTCAATAGCAATGTCATGGAGATGTGCTGAGTGGTTTATGAATTTACCACCTGAAGCTCAAACAACGGGCGCGACAACATTTGTTTCTGTTATAATGGGTGTTATGACGGGTATATTTGGAATATGGATGGGCCATGAGTCTAGGGGCAGAGGAAGTAACTAACAGGAGATTTCAATGTTACAGGCACTAATTGGACCAGTTACAGGGTTGCTGGACAAGTTTATTGAAGATAAAGACCAGAAAAACATGCTGGCTCATAAGATTGCCACGATGGCTGAAGAGCAGATGCATGAAGCTAATATGGGTCAAATTGAAATTAATAAGGCTGAGGCCCAGCATAGAAGCATATTTGTAGCTGGTTGGCGCCCATTCCTTGGCTGGGGTCTGAGTTTTGCGATGATATGGCACTTTGTTTTAGCGCCAGTCACTATGTTTATTTGCTCCTACGCTGGCGTAGAAATACCAGAATTACCCACTTTTGACATGGATTCATTGTTAACTGTATTGATGGGTATGCTTGGGCTTGGTGGTCTAAGAACCTTTGAGAAAGTCAAAAAGGTTACAAAATAGAGGTTTAGGTGTTACAATTAACCCATTGTAAAACTTGGGGGACAAGTAATGCCTACGCCACCTCTACCAGACCGCATTTATGAAGATACTGCAAAAGCCTTCTACAGGAACGGCAAAAGCGTAAAAAAAGCCGCGCAGGCAGAAGGTTTGAACTACGCCACCTTCTCTACTAGGCTTAGAAAAGCAAGGGATATGGGCCTTGTTAAGGACAGCGCTAATGTAGAAGCAGAAAAAGGCCCGTCCATTCAAGAGGCGACTGTTGTTCTAAAGCCTGTATATAGGATTCAACAGAGGAACTCCAAGCCAGCAGAAACACAAAGGGTTCTTGCTATAGGAGATTGCCATGATGGGCCATCCATGCCAGATAAACAGAGATTCTACGCGATGGGTCGTTACGCTAAAGAGAATCAGGTAGACAGAATTATTCAGATAGGCGACTTTGCCAGCGTTGACTCACTTAATAGATTCGACCGAAACGACACTGTAAAAGGCCAGAATAAGCCATCTTTTGGGCAAGACATGAAGAGCTTCCAGCAGGCTATAAGAGCCTTCCACAAGGGCTTGGACGGATACGATATCCCGAAGCATGTAACATTAGGAAACCATGAAGATAGAATCTGGTCATATACTAACAAGAACCCAGAGATTATTGAGCTTCTTGACCAGATACTATTCGCCACTATGGATGATTATAATTGGACTTATTCTCCCTACGGTGAATTTTATTTTATTGGAGATGTGGGGTTCACTCACGCGCCACTAAATATTATGGGCAAGGCGTATGGCGGAATGCATGCCGAGAATCAAATAGCTAGAGACGCCCTACATGATGTGGTGTTTGGGCATACCCATAAGAGACTAGACAAGAACTTTCCCAAAATGGGCAATCAGTCTATAACTATAATGAATTTAGGCACAAGCCTACCGCAAGACCACGTTGAGGAGTATGCTAAACATACATTAACTGGATGGTCTTATGGGGTCTACGACATCCAGATAAAAAATGGTAAAATAGACGAAAGAACGTGGATTCCTATTAACAATCTTATTGAGCGATATGGTGAAGGTTATGCGGGAGATTAAAAAAGTTATCGTACATTGTGCGGCTACCCCAGAAGGAAGAGACGTGAAGACCGAGGAGATTAAACGCTGGCACACAGAGGAGCGTGGCTGGAGTGATATCGGTTATCATTGGGTTGTGGAACTTAATGGCGCTGTTTGTGAGGGCCGCAATGAGTCTATCAATGGCGCTCATTGTCGGGGCCATAACAGTGACAGCATCGGCATCTGCTATGTTGGTGGTTCTGACACTGACGGAAATCCTAAAGACACACGCACCCCAGAGCAGAGTGATTCGCTTGTCACCCTCATCAAAGAAATACTTGATAGGCACCCGGACGCAGAAGTATTCGGACACAGAGATTTTTCAGAAAAAGCCTGCCCGTCATTTGACGCAAAAACAGAATACGCAGGATTGTAAGGAGTAGATTATGGCATTACCACTCTTGTTAGGACTAGCAGGGTCTGGACTGGCTGGCGCTGGCATGCTTGGTGGCATGGGCGCGTTGACAGCGGGCGCTATCGGGTCAGGGCTTGGCTCCTACCTTGAGACTGGTGATTTGGGTCAGGGCATCCAGACTGGCCTTTTGTCATTTCTAGGCGGTAAGGCTCTTGGCTCTGTAATGGGTGGTGCAACTCCTGCTGATGCGGCCACTCCATTTACATCGCAAGGAATAGACCCTACTAACCCAGCAAACTTTGCGGCAAAAGATTTTGGAGTAAGCGCGGCGGCGGCAAGCCCTTACAGTGCGATGACAGCCTCGCAAACAGCCGCTATGGATGCCGCAAAGCCCGGTTTTTTTGGTAACTTAATGAGTGACCCAACAGCAGGGCAGTCTGGTGCGGGTCTAAGCGGGGCTATGGATGCCATCAAAACCCCATATGCGCTCGGTGCGGCTGGCACTGCGGCGCTTCCCGGATTGCTTGAGCCTAAGTTCGATGCAATGCCAAAGAAGACATATAACACAGAAGAGGCAGAGGCGGCTGACCGTCAGGCAAGAACTCCCGGTTCAAACTTCCGCCCCGGCGTTAGCCCAGAGTTTGATTACTTTGGTCCAATGCAGACTAGCTTTGCTGATGGCGGTCTTGCGTCCCTAAAATATCAAGAGGGCGGCGAGATGCCAAATGACAAAGAACTTATCTCCGAGGCTGTAGATGCTATCCAAGGGCGCGATGATACCCCAGAGCGCACACTTGCTATGTTTGTACAGCGTTATGGAGAAGACGCCTTGCGTGACCTAGTTGACCGTGTCCAGAGCGGTGAGTTCGGGGTTAACGCAGGCATAAGCGAGGGAGAGTTGAATGGTGCTGGTGACGGCATGGATGACATGATTCCCGCGACTTTGGAAGGAGAGCAAGATGTTGTATTATCCGATGGTGAGTTTATCGTTCCTGCGGACGTGGTTAGCGGGCTGGGCAACGGCTCGTCTAACGCAGGCTCGAAAGCTCTTTATGAAATGATGGATAGGGTTCGTGAAATGCGGACCGGAAAGAAAAAGCAACCAGACCAAGTGCCACAAGGACAAATGCTACCAGCATGATTATTACGGCAGTACCCAGCGAAGCGCTGGGCATCGTCTGGGGAGACGTTGCAAGGTTAATGTACAAGTCAGTAGAGACTTCAAAGGGCAAGTTTCACATTGACGATTTGTACCACGGTATAAATACAGGTCTATATGGCCTTTGGCTCATAATGGAAGATGAAGAGGTAATAGCCGCCATCACCACAAGAGTCATTACATATCCCGGACGCAAAGCCATGGCTATGGACTGGGTAGGGGGCAGTAGAATGGGAGAGTGGCTACCCATGGCGGTAGATACTCTTGCCAAGTATTCCAAAGAAAATGGCTGTGACCATTTAGAGGGGTACGGACGGAAGGCATGGGGGAGATGGTTAGGAAAGCACGGCTGGAAGCCGGAATACATTGCTTATAGAATGGAGTTAGATAATGGGTAAAGGCGGCGGAAGCCCAGCACCAACAGACCAAACGGTGGTGCAGACCAATTTGCCAGAGTATGTTCAACCATACTTTGAGCGCCTTCTGAATCGTACAGAGGCAGAGTCTAAACAACAATATCAACCATACACTGGTCAGCGCCTTCAAACTGGGGGTGCTGATGTTACGCAAGCTCAACAGATGGGCCGTACCATTGCTGGTCAGGGTATTCAAGGATTGCCAATGGCACAAGCGGCTACGACCGCTGGCCTTGGTAGAGCATTGCAGGGAATGGGTTATCAAGCTGGTCAGTTTGATAGCGCCGCCGCCCAGCAATATATGTCCCCTTACATGCAGAATGTGGTAGATGTTCAAAAAAACCAAGCTATTCTTGACGCACAAAGACAAAACGCAGGACGTGCGGCGCAAGCCGTGCAAGCGGGCGCATTCGGAGGGTCACGTCAAGCGGTTCAGCAAGGACTCGCTGGCGAAGCACTTACGAGGCAGTTGGCAGAGATACAGGCTTCGGGGCAACAGCAAGCATATGAATCGGCACAAGGACAGTTTGAGCGAGATAGAGCCGCTAGAGAGTCCGCAGAAAGATTAGGCATTGGCGCCGCAGAGTCAGCCGCTGGTCAGTCAGCGCAACTGGCTCAGTTGGGTCAATTGGCTCGTGATGGGGATATCCAAGCCGCTTCTTTGCTAGAGAAGATTGGTAGGGATGTTCAGGCTGAAAAGCAAGCTGGTCTGGATATTGCTTATGAAGATTTTGTACGTCAGCGGGATTACCCCCGTGAACAATTACAGTTCTATTCATCCATACTTAGAGGTGTACCTGTACAGCCTTCAACAGAAACAACCAAACTTCAGTCATATAACCCTATCCAGCAATTGCTTGGAACGGGAATCTCCGCTCTAGGGTTGTATAAAGGTATTACAGGATAGTTTTATGAACATTATTGATATCCAAGACCAGCTAAAGAACTTCTCAGAGAACCAGCTTATAGGCGAAATGCAGATGCCTTCAGGCTCGGCTCCGCAATTTCTTGTGCTGAGTGAAATTCAGCGCCGTAAGCGCGTCAGGGACGACTTTAGTAAGCGGGAAGCCGCTAACCAGCAGACTGTTGCTCAAGAGGCTGTGGCGGCGGCTGGTGTGCCTATGCAGGGCATTGCTGGTATGTCAGAAGCCATGGCTCCACAGAGCGCGGCATCTGAGGGGATTGGAACTATCATGCCTCAGTCAATGCGTCAGGCCATGCCAACTCAGACAGAACAGCCAGTCCCAATGGCAGAGGGTGGGATTGTACGCGCCCAACAAGGCACATATTTCCCTTCAACCGCTGAGTTGTATGGGCTGTATGGTCAGGAATCAGGATATGGTAAGAATCTGTATGGCTCTGACGGAGAAATTGGCCCAATGCAAATATTGCCAACCACAGCAATTATGCCGGGCTACGGAATTAAGTCACTGTTCCCTGATTTAGAGAGTGCAATTCAGTCTGGGGATTATGAAAACGCCGCCGCCGCATACGCCGCTAACAGGGCTATGGTGGACGAAGCACTTATGAGCGGTAAGAAAGTTGAGCCTTTTGTTATTGATTATCTGAACAAAGCTGAAGGCATTTTGGGCAACCGAAACCTCGCGCTTCTTGCCTTCAATCAAGGGATTTCTGGCACAGAGGGTTACGAGGGTGACCCAACTGAAACAAATTATGTAAGTGGCGTTACGGGGAACATGGAAGATTATGGTCAGGCCAGCGCAAGAAACACAGGCGAAAGTATCCTTTCAATGCTAAGCCCTGTTAGCTCGGCAAGCGCCAGCACTCTAACCCCAGCAACTCAGTCAGCTTCTGCGCCAATAGGAGCCACAACCACGACACAGGGCAACACTGTGGGAATGCCGTCTTTAGCAAAACCAGCTTACAGCGAAGATGACAAAACAAATATTATTGGCGGCATAAAAATGGCTATGGGGCCAATGGCTATACGGGGGCTTGGTGAGCAGTATTATGGTAAAGACCCGGATATTGATGCCGCCCTTGAGGCCAGAGGTTACAATCCGGCAGGAATGGCTGTTGTTACCACAGAGCCAGCGACTGCCACTAAAGATGTTACCTTGCCGACAGGTGATGTTATTAAAGCTGGTGAAACAATTGAATCAGGCACAATCATGTCTCAATCGGAGGCTCAATCAAATGCCATCCCTGCTGACGCCACTGGCAGTAGTGTTGGTAAAGAGGTTGTTGTAGACTCTGACAAGTTGGCCGAAACATCTTCATCTCCTTCTATCGTGGCTCAATCTGAGACTGACTCCGTAGAACAGGACGATGAAACTGACACTGATACTGACACTAGCGCTACCTCTGATGAGGCAACCACGACTAAGACCCCAGAATCAAACATAACATACTCTGGAGGTGAGCAAGCTGGGGTCAGTAGCCTAGAGGCTGAAATAAAAAAACTACAGGGTCAGATGGAAAAAAGCCGTGAGCAAGACAAATGGCTGGCTATTGCACAAGCTGGACTGTCTCTAATGTCATCTAAAGAGCCAACCCTTCTGGGCGCGGCTGGAGAAGCGGGAGTTTCTGGTCTAAAGGCGTTCCGTGAAGCTCAAGACCGTTATCAAGAAGGCGTTGTTGACCTTATTAATGCGCGCGCTAAACTTTCTACAGACGGGGATAAAAAGGGAATAACAGCATCCTCTGCCGTCAGCAGAATTAATAAAATCGAAGAGCTTCTTAATCCAACGGACCCAGCTTCAATACCACTTGACGCGGCTACTCAGCAAAGATTGAGGGAAGAAAAACGATATTTAGAAAGAAACGTGCTTCTGTATCCTGATGTAACTGCCTAACGAGAGGCTACTATGCCAAATATTTATGCTAAAAGCGCTCGTTCTGGTAAAACATATTCCGTAAATATAGCTGGAACTCAGCCCACACCTGAAGAGCAAGCCTACATTGAACAGCGCATTGACAACATCGAAGGCTTCGGTGCTGTTGAGGCGCCTTTGCCTGTTGAGGAAGCTGATGACGCAAGTGCGGCTGGCAATTTAATTAGCGGCTTTGGTCGTGGCTTTCTTACATCATTCACAGAGCTACCCGGTGGTATTGTTGGACTTGGCGAATCAGTCCTTGGTTACGAGCCGGGGTCTACTGCTGTTGGCGAGGTGGCTCAAGACATATCTGACGCAGGGCGTTCTGGAGTAGAGTATCTTCTTGGGGAGTCTGATGGCAGTGTGTCATCTAAGACTGGTGAAGCGTTTGGCTCTCTTGCATCATTTTTTGTTCCCGGCACTGCCGCCGCGAAGGCGGCAAAGTTGGCTGGTTCCGGCCTCAAGGCGCAAAAGGTAGCTGGCCTTACTGGGGCTGGCGCAATGGGTGTTGGTCTGCAAGCAAAAGACCAAATCAATCGTGTTGCCGAACAGATTGCTCAGGGCAAAGAGATAGACCCAGATGATTTCATGAATGCCACCATGCTTGGTGGCGTGATTGGCGTTACAGAAATACTTCCTCTTCAAAGGGTGCTTGGCGATGTATTGCAAATACTCCGCAAAGTTCCAAAGGGTAGCCAAGAAGCCGCCATCAAGACCATAGCTGGAAGACTAAAAAGAGCTACAGGGACATTCGCCGCTGAAGGTTCTCAAGAGGCTCTTGCGGGCATTGCTCAGGATTTGGTCGAGCAAAACCTATACAACCCAGATGCAGATATTGGCGCAACCGCAGGCGATGAGTTTCTTTATGGCGGCGGAGCTGGTGCCACTTTGTCATTCCTTGTTGACAGCATCAGAGGCCGTCAAATCAATAAGATGGACAAGGCGTTCACTCAGCTACAAGATGACCTTGCAGATGAGGGCGCTGAGACAGCAGAAAAGGCGGCATTTGCCGCTAAGTCTGTACAGACAGGCACAGCGCTCCCCGGTCAACCAAAACTACTGTCCCCACCAAAAACTGACGATGAGCTAGTTGAAGGGACGGAGCAAGAGACTGACGCAAAGATTAAGTCTCTTGGGCTTTCACCAGAAGAAGAGTCACTAGCCGCCTCACAGGCCGCGAGAGAGCGCACCACAGGGTTTGCCAAAGTAGAGATAATGGCATTGCCTGAAGACGAGGCCGCGCGCATTAGGCGCAACAGAATAGCAACTGGGGTAGACCCAGACCTTGATGTCAGCCTTGATGAGTTGCAATCTACTATTGGTCAAGAGGCATTTGTACGCGAGTACAAAAAGCAAAAGCCAAATATGTGGAGGGAGTCTGGCGAAAACCCACGAAATCAAAGGCCATTTAGTTCTGTCCAGTACGAGCAAGCGGTTAAGGCAGTAAGAGACAAGAAGAAAGCCACTATACCTGTAATTCAGGCGGCGGCAAAAACTGAAGGAAAGCCAGTCCCTCTATCAGTAGCGCGCGAGTTACAAAAAGAGATGGGCCGTAAGGGCGTTCTTAATCAGGTTGGCGAAAGCAAATGGGAGGTAATGGAAAAGGTTGTTGAGGAAGAGGGTCCAGCGGCCCCCTTGCACCGAGCGTACAATCAACTTGAAGCCAAGATTGATGAAGTCAGACAAGAAAAACTTGAGGCGCAAGAGCGCCGTGACGCCGCCAAGGATAGAGGCGACACAACTGTAGCAGGCACAGCGCAACAACAAATGGCTGAAGCTGACAGGCGCATTGATAGGCTTGATAACACTCGCTCCAGTGTAGAAGCTCAGTTAAACGAGCTTGACCCAGAGAACCCTATAGTTAATTCGGTTGACGCCACGCAACAGGAAGCAAACAGGGCTAGGCAAGTAAGCGAAGCGGCATCTCAGGAACAGATGACCGATGAGTATGCGCGTAAGAGACAAAGTGTAGCAAATGCCTTGCGTAAATATTTACAGGCAATAGGACTTGGCGACAGGGTTGACCTAGTAACTCAAAATGTAATCTTCCCAGAAGGTGTGGACAGCGATGCTAAATTTGAAGGCATCGAAGAACAGCTAAGAGCGCAAGGCGTTATTGAGGGGTTCGAGCAGGCCGGAGAAAATGGACGCAGGGTCATTGGCATTGCCATGGAAATATATGACCCGAATCTATCGGAGGAAGAACTTGCCCTTAAACTGCGCGGCGTTATGAATCACGAGATGATTCACGCATTGCGTGGCTTGGGGCTGTTCACCGATAAAGAATGGCAAACTCTAACATCTGCCGCACAAAACAAGAAGCGCGTAAGGTATGTGAGTGGCAAGCTACAAGAGCGCGAATACACATACTATGACAGAGCCGAAGCAATCTACGGCCCGATGGGTGCTGACCAAGATTTGATTGCTGAAGAAGCTGTGGCTGAAATGTTCCGCGACTATGTTGACGGCAAGCTCAAGATTGCTGGAAAGCCACAGTCACTACTCAAGCGTATTGTGAAGTTCTTCACATCTATCTTCCGTTCACACAATGATGTCGGCTTTAAGCAGGCGGCTGACATTTTCCAGAACATCACTACAACCGATAAGGCAAAGCAAATCGGTCGCCGTGACACTGGCTATGGTGAGATTGAGATTCCTCAAAGCAACAAGAAGTATTCAACTGCTGGCATTCGCGCCGGGTTCCTTGTGCCTGAAAAAGGTAACATTGAGCGCATTCGTCAGTCGTTCAAAGATGTCACAAAGCGCATACCTACGCTAACAGAGGCGGCAAAGAAATTGTCCGATGGTACAATTTCATACGATGAGTACGACAAGCTAGTTAACGAATTTAAGCCAATCATTCCTTACGACACAGTCCCTGCTCCTGAGAGCATGGAGGATATGCGTAACGCTTTGCAGGCGTCAGACCCTAGAAAGGTTGCGAAGCTAGGAAAGGCGAGCCTAATTAAGAGTGGCACTAGACTTAAAATAAGGCTAGACATCCCAGCGTACACTCGTCAAGGCGTGTGGATTCCCACAATACATGGTCAAGATAACCGCACTATTGCACATGAAAGCACAGCAATCATCACTGATGCACAGTTTAGTGCCAGCGAGAAGGTTGCGGCTAGAATTGCCGCTGGCGCTCAGAAGGGTCCGTTTGCCACAATAAACGGTAGCTTTGTGCAGGCGTCACCAGAAGAAGCATTCGCCATAGCGCAAGAGATGATGAATGACCCAGATGTAGTACAGGTTGGTTTTGACCCAGAGCGCCATTCATATTTCTATGACCGCACCACAACACAGCCAGTAATTGCCGCAGAACAAGTCGTGCAAATCGGCCCGCTTGTCCTCGCAAAGAATCCTACATTCGCAGGCAAAGATAAGTTTAAGTATTCTATAGCTCCGCCAGCTCCTCTAAATGGAATTTCACAGTTCCTTACAGAGGAGGAGATTGAAGAAGTTCTTATTGGGCGCAATAATGTGGTCGAGAAGAAGGCAGAGAGCATTGCAAGAATATTCTCTGAGTTGCCGTCTGCGGATAATTTTGCGGCTGTAGCCATTGCTGGACAAGCCAAGAAGGGTTGGTACAGAAACTCAGCAAAGGCCATAATGGATATCTTTGGTATTCAAGATGCTCGGCGCTTCACTGCACTACTAGCCGCCACGTCTCCACAAACATCTGTAGAGATGAATGCAATTAACACCCTTAGTATATGGGCTAACTGGAATAACGCTGGGCGCCCACAAGACGCAGACACAATCATCAAGATTATGGGCGAGAGTGTGCTGGGTGACAAAGGTGTGGATTCTGTCCTGCCAGCTTGGAAAGGCAACTCAATACGCGCCCTCACCGCACCGTTTGGTCAAGAGATGAATATCCTGCTCTCAGGGCCAAAGGTTAACTCTTTCATGCTTAACCTTGTCAATGAGCTTGATGAAGTCACCAACGACACTTGGATGGCTAACTTTGCGCTTATAGAACAGCCTTTGTTCAAGGGCTTTAAGCGCAAGGGCGCAGAAGACGCACTTGGGAAAATCGGCATCAAGGGGCCGGGATATCTGGCGTTTTCAGCAAGAACAAGAGAGGCCGCAAGAGCCGCTAGTGAAATCACTGGCGATAACTGGGCGCCAGCAGAAATTCAGGAAACTGTTTGGTCATTGTCAAAGGCATTGCTAGAGACACGCAAAGGCAAGGGCAATAAGTTAACTGCCAAAGAACTACTTACACAGGGCATCATCACAGACCAACAAGTTGCAGATGTGCCAGACTTTGCTACACTGTTCAGTGACGGTGTGTACGGAAGGATACTAGAAGATGCAGGGTACAAAGACAGACTTGACGCTATCAGAAGCCGCGACACTGGCGATGGAGTCACAATTGAACCAAGGCCTATCTACAGCGCAGAAGGCGTCTCGGCTAATCCAGACTTTATCAGGCGAGAGCTTGGCGAGTTCGCAGATAGACTCGAAATCCTCGCTGTCAACGGAAAGAAAGCCCTCAGAAAACTCAGCACAACAGTCCCAGCAGACATTACGGGAGGAAAGCGCGCCGCAATTGATGTCAGAATCGGTGCGGGCTTTAATGGAAGAGTTTTCACTGAACAAAGAGGAAGCAGAACGCTTAATGGATATAACGTAGTATCCACATACAAGGTTGGCGGTAATGCCGCCAGAACATATAACGAGCAAAGCATATCAACACCGTTAGTGATGGAGTTGGAAAAGGGCGCTAGGTCTGCCGAACAATTCTCTTCAGCCATCAGAGCCGCAAAGGCCAGCCTTGGTAATATGGGTGAATCTGTATATGTGTATCCAATAGAAACATCAGAAAGCCCTGATGGTTACACTGAAACTGGATATGAAGAGATGCGCCTGTTTCTCACTGAAGATGGCACTTCAGGGTTTGCTCTAAAAGAAACTGACACAGACGGCGTTATAGATATTGTTTCCGTATTCAACACAGATGGCGGTCCAAACAAGGGAATAAACTATCCGTTGATTCGCCTAGCAACTGAGCAAGGTGGCAACACCCTTGATGCGTTTGACATCTACCTTCCCAAGCTATACAGCGCCAATGGATTTAAGGTTCGCTCACGGCTGAAGTGGGATAATGACGAAGCCCCAGATGGGTGGGATAAAGAGGCATTCAAAAACTTCAACAACGGAGAGCCTGACGTTGTGTTTATGTATTATCAGCCAAACAGGGTTGATGTGTATAAGCAAGGCTCCGAAGAAGGTGAACTGTTTACAGATTACATGGAGGCAGTAGAGGCGCAAATAGGAGCCGCCCTGACACCCACAAGTGTAAACAGATATAAAGACATTGAGGTTGCCCAAGACGTTACAGAAAACAACCCTAACGAGTTCCTGACAAAGGAAGATGACGCACAGCTTTCAGATGTTCGTGAGGGTATCAACGCGGCAGAAAAGTACGATGGTACAAAACTTTCCATCACCCCGCCAAAGCCCACTTCACTTATGAAGGCCCCCCTTAAAACAAAAGAACAATACGAATATGGATACATTCAGGAAGGCGGCAGAAAACTTCCTGTAGTTCTGATGTATGGAAACCACCTTGTTCTTGATGATGGACGCTCTGGTGGATTCGGACTTCAACATTTGATTGCTCGCAATCATGTCCAAGAGTTATTGGACGCTGGGTTTCCGTCTGCTGAAAAAGCAATATTCGATATGATGTATCGTTGGGGCGCTCAAGGCTATCAAGATGGTGCGGATGTAATTGCATTCCCCGATGGTGGAGGCTCTATAAGGCTTGAGTGGGATGCGGGTAAGAGAGGCAAGATTGTCTTGTCCCTTACAAAGAGGGGCGTTCAGTACAACGGACAGCCAGCCTACACTGTAAGAACGGCCTACCCTCAGTCTAAAAAGAAACTGTCTTTGGCATACTCAGCTATTGACCCGAACAGAATACAAAATCAGATTCCTGTGGCTCAAGACAGCATTATGTACTCAAGAGCCTCAAATCTTTTAGCCAAGGTTCTTGGTGTGGTCTATGACCGCAATAAGGCGGAGGACATTGCGGATAACTTCTTGCAGAAGTTCCAAGACTCTATGTTGCCTGTTGGCAGAATGATTGATGACCTAAAGTCTCAGGGCGCGACTATAACAGATGCCAACGACACATATCTCAGAGAAGAATTGTACCATGGTATAACTGGCTCAAAGATTGAAGACAACGAGAAGAACCTGTACGAACCTATGCTCAATCTGGTTAAGGGCATTGAACTGACAGAGGCACAGGTTTCAGTGTTGAGGGCAAACTCACGATTTGTTCGTGAAGCTATGCAAGCTGGAAAGCCGCTAAAGCAAATTTTATCTGATGCATTCCTGTATGCTCGTCATGCAGAGGAGCGTAATGCTTATATCCGTAGCATTGACCCTGAAAACGATTCAGGTTCAGGCATGACAGACACTGAAGCGCGCGCCATAAATCAGTTCTTCGATTCACTTTCAGGGGCAGAGAGACAGCGATTCATTGATATAGGTGTAGCGGCAGATAGAATTGTACAAAACACTAACGACATCCGCGTTGCATCTGGCCTTACTCCTGACTTTAATGATGGAGAAACAATTGTAGATGCTGAAACTGGCGAGGTTGTGCCAGCTGGGCCAAATTACAGTGCATACGTTCCTTTGCGCGGTATTCTTGACCCTGAAAATGAGGCTAATGAAGAATATTCTGGGCGTCCTTCATCACGCCCTAAGTTTGGGGCGCGTGGCAGGGAAGACATGCGTATGTTTGGACGTTTCGAGTTTGCCAAAGACATTATGGCAAATCTAATGGTGCAAAATCAGAATGCCATTGTCCGTTCAGAGCGCAACAGAGTTGGTCAGTCATTCTTGCAGATGCTCAGAAACGAGCCTCGGTTGACAGAATCATATGCCAGAATTGTTGAGCAAAGGCCAACCATAAGAGTATTGAGCGGCGGCGTTGTAAAGACCAGACCAGACCCAAGATTCGCTGACAGAGACGACATACTGATTGTAAAGGAAGGCGGTCAAGAGGTAGCAATTCAGATTGATGACCCTCGCATTGCTCTTGCTATGCGTGGCGCTTCGGGTATGTCATCGCAACACGCTGGTGTTGTTGTTAAGGCTCTAGGAAAGATTAACCGCTACCTGTCAAACATTAACACATCTTGGAACCCTGAGTTCTTAATCACAAACATGGTTCGTGACCTTCAGACTGCTGGCGTGAACATTAACCAGTATGAGATGAATGGGTTAACTAACGACATTCGCAAAACGATTGTTCCCGCTTTGAAAGGCATTAAACGCTCTATCATTGACGGTGACAGCACAGACGAGTGGTCAAAAATCTATCAGGATTTTGTGAGGTCTGGCGGTCAGAACGCAACAAACATGATGGGTGATTTGAACGACCAGCTTGGACGCCTTGAAGATATGTTAAAAGAGGTATCTGACGCTGGCGCGGATGGCGCGTTTAATAAAACAAAAGCTGGCTTTGGCAAAATTCTTAAAACATTGGAGGACTACAACACTGTAGTTGAAAACGGCGTCCGTGTTGCAACATACAAAACACTTCTTGATAGAGGATTTAGCAAAGAACGCGCCGCACAAGCCGCCAGAAATGTGACTGTTAACTTTGCAAAGGGCGGTGAGTACAAGACGCTCATGAACAGTATGTACCTGTTCTACAATGCCTCACTGCAAGGCACGTTTGCCCTTCTAAATGGCGCCTTACGCTCAAGCAAAGTGCGTAAGATATGGGTTGGCGCTATGGTAGCAGGCATCCTGATAGACCAAATGAATGCGGCTATCTCAGACGATGACGAAGACGGTAAGGAAATATACGACAAAATTCCAGATTATGTTTTGGAAAAGAATTTAATCTTTATGGACCCATTTGGCATTCTTCCATCTGAACGTGGGTACTTTAAGATTCCAATGCCATATGGCTTAAACATGGTTGTGAATATGGGACGGTCATTGAGCCGCGCTGGGCGAGGTGCTTATACCCCATCCGAAGCGACATCAACTCTTGTAGGCACAATTATTGACACACTCAATCCAATCGGTGACACACCCCGCATACCTTTTGTGGACAAAGACTTTGAGTTTCAAGATATCCTAACAACAATATCTCCTAGCGTTGGCGACCCTGTTGTTCAGTATCTAACCAATAGTGACTACGCGAGGAAGCCTATATACAAAGAGCCATCCTCTTTTGGTGTGCCAGCACCTGAGAGCCAGATACACTGGACAACCACGTCACCATCAGCAGTATTCATTGCCAACTTCTTACGCAAGCCTTTCGGCCTTGGTGACGCTTCCGATGTAAGGCCGGGATTCATAGAGGTGTCACCAGACACGCTTGAGTTCTGGTTTGATTACGCGACTGGTGGTGTGGGTAGATTTGTTCAGCGCACAGCAGAGTTTGGGTTTTCCACCGCGCCTAAGTTAATGACTGGCGAATTTGAAGAAGCCATGCTCCGCTCAACCCCAGCAGTGAGACAGGTTGTTGGCTCAGTGTCTGAACGCGAAGACTTGGGTAACTTTGTCGAGAAAAGAGACAGAGTGCTACTGACCAGAAAAGATTTTCTTGACGCCCGTAAGAAAGGCGATGAAGCGCGCGCTCAGAGAATAGCACTAGCGTACAAAGAAGAACTACGCATATCAGGGATTATCAATGCACTAAACAATGCCAGAAACAAACTGGTTCGTAAGCGTAAGCAAATAGAAGAAAGCCAGTATATACCAGAAGACCAAAAGAAAGTTCTTATTGAGCGCATGAACGAGCGCATTAAAGAGATAGTGACTAGAGCAAACTCATTGATGTCTAGCTTGTAAGCAACAACACTGGTAACAACACCCCCTTGCTGGTATTACTGTCACCACCAGATGCCGTGCGACCTTCTGAGAAGGCTGTGCGGCATTTTTCTTTGAGCCTCTCTTTAGGTATTATAACCACAGTTTTGTACTCTAGTACAAATGCCCAGTAGTCTGCTTCACTGGTTGATATACCTGATGGCGCTCCACGACTTTCATATTCTACAAAAACATTGCCAGTCTTGTGGGCCATGAAGTCTCTCTTGACCTCTATCTTTGCTCCAGAAAGAAGATGAGCAAGCCAAATTTCTTCGACTTGCCCAACCTCTAAATCATATCGAAAGTCCGAATTGAATTTCATTTCTTTTCAAACTGATTAGAAATCCACTCTTCAACCTCTTGCCTTTTCCACCGTTTAATCCTAGCGGATAGAACCAAAGCATTAGGAAAGCTACCGTTGCTTTGGATAACGTAGTTAACCGACTTAGGTTTTATTGACAGCATTTCAGCTATCTCTTTAATGTCAATAAAGTCGTTACTCATTGTGCGCGCCCCTGCTTCCATCTTGTAAACTCCTCAGATAGAGATTTGAACTTCTCCCTCGCTTGGGAGTTTGTTTTCATGTCTGCCCTACTTGGTATCCCTAAGTAAGACCTTAGACCATGAGCCACTTGCTTCTCACGCTTATCGTCATCTACGGCGTCATAATCTTCGATGATGCCTTGCTCAGATATGTAATGAGCAAAGTCTACATTCCTACACAACATTCCAGCACTTGATATAAGTCTTTCTGTGTCTCGTTGCTCTGTAGAAATCTCTGGCTGGTCATCATCCCCCAGCTTAACCATTGCTACCATGTAGCGCGACCCAACCCAATCAGTGTGAAGGCTGGGCGGCACTTCGTTAGGGTGTAGAGCAAGCCTCAAGATTGTGCCTTGCTTGCTTTGCGACATAGATGTCTTAACCGCTTCAAAATTAACTGCGGCATCCCTTACATCAACCATCGTATTTGCCCTTTCTTAAATTATTGTCAGACCTGACGCTTATATTTAACATCTCTAAATTTTTTCTAGCTTCCTTTTGAGAAGAACCTTGAAAGTTTCCTCTCTTGGCGTTTGCGTAAGACCTAGTGCTTCTTGGGTCTAGCCGCTTGTCTACAACCGAAAAGTGGCTTTTGAAGTTCTTAACCCTATCATTCATCATTTTTAAGTGTTCAGCAAACTCCTCAACGGTCATGTCAGCCGCGTTCTTCTCCATCTTCTTCTCCCTGTGATAACTTTATTCTTCCAAGCGCAACATCAACCATCGCGCACCACATATCCAGCCTGTTGTGCTGTATAGGTAACTCGGCGACAACTTCCAGCATTTCATCTGTAGGATGGCGCATTGCCATTATTGCTTGTTCAGCTAAATGGTCATAAAGGATTGGCATATCATTAGACTGCAAGCCTTCATGTGCCTTCATGATGGCATGCGCCACCTTATCAACTTGTTCCATTAAACTTCTCCCAATTACTGCGCGCCCAACCCAAAGGGTCAACGCCTTGTAAATCCCACCATGTCCTTTCATCCCCAAAGGCATGCAGTTTCATGTGGCAAGAGTGGCACAGAGGAACACACCAATTGTCTCCCACCTTCATTCCCATAGCATTAGGCTCTGCGAACATGATGTGGTGTGCCTCTGCGCCATACCCACAGACCAAGCAGGGCGTACCCCTCAAGGTCTGTAGATACTTCTTCGACCTAACTCGCTTAGAACGGAATGTCATCTGCGAGTGGCTTGTCATTAGATTGAGTTTGTGGCGCTTGTTGGCGCTCCTCAAACTTACTTCCTGTCAAGGAAACAAAGACCTTGCCAGTCTTATTGCTGGTCTTTTTCCACCCTGCTAAACGTAGCTTTGGCTTTGGGTTCCCCCTAGACATCTGCTCAACGAGGTCATTGATAACCTCATCAGAAAGTTCCAAGTCACCTGTGTAGTCAGGTTGATTAGGCTTCTGTTTCCTATCGTTGGTAAACAAAACGCCAGATGGTGGATATTGATTACTCATGCCGCTTCTCCTTTTGGCTCAAGAGTTTCTTTGTGTGCAGTAAAATTCTTTAGGACATCATCATACAGAACCTTGTCGCCATTCTTCAGAATGTCTATGGCTTGTTTGTTTGTACCCCAAAAGCCGCGCAGTTGGTCAACGGTTGCACAGTCAGGAATGAATGTGTTGAAGACTTCAGCTACCAACTTTAATCCTTCAACGTCCTTCTTTTCACCGTTTGCGCTTTCGATAGTCACCTTACGCTCAACACCCTCTGGCAAATCTTCGCCAGCATAAATGTAATGTCCAAGCCCATGCATAGCACAGCACTTAGCCAGACAACGCTGGAGCGCGGTGTTGACTTGGAAGCTGTCAGGACTAGACACAGCTTTGTTCGCATGATTGAGAACAGGAAGAACCTCAGTTTGAGTTTCTCCGTCAATATCCACTGTCACTGAGACAAATGCATATCCAGCTGGGTCAATCATATAAGGCAACGTACAGTCATTATTTGCACTAGAGTACAAATTTTTTGTGAACGTAGCCTTGGGATAGTTTTTCTTAACAATCCCCCAAGCCCATGCCCAACTTAAATACGTCAGACCGTTTTTATCCTCAGTGTGTTCCGACACATCAATGCCAGACAAAGTTTCCCATACACTACTCATTTCAATTTCCTTTGTACTGTGAACAAAATTGAGCGACACCGCAGTAGTCGCCACCACACCGCACATACTCTCCCATGCGGTGTTCAATCTCAGTCGGCACTTCCTGTGCCTCAGAGAATTTGTTTGCCTCGTCCTCGTTATCGAAAACGCGCATAGCTCTTTTCAAGCCCTTTTTCTTGACTGCCCAAGCGTCATCACGTTTCCAGCGTTCCTCATCACTGCACTGGATAAATGTATCATCAACGCCTTCGGCTATGTCATAAACATTCTGAGCGCCCTGATGCATAGAGATGCGCTCATGTATGTACTGAATGCGTTCCATCTCAGGCCACATAGGCACATCAACGATTACAATAGGTGCTTGTGGGTAGTTTGGTTTGTTCTGTGCATCGCGCCTGTTCCAGTCCCTTAGAATGGCGCATATGGACAGCTTCTTTACCTTCTTGCCCTTGTTCTTCTGAACCAAGTAAGCGTAGACATTCAACTGTCTTTCCCAGTCTATCTTGCCATGAATGACAGACCATACACTGGTGACTTTGTAGTCGGTAATCTCAACTGCATGACCCTCAATCTTCTGATGGTCAACCGCGCCAGATAACACCCAGCCGTTAATTTTGGTGAACAATCTTTCCTCAAGCACAACATCATCTGATGGCTCAGTGCTTTCCAGAACGTGGTGTACTGCTGTGCCAAACAAAGCCCATATGTTATCCACAACATCAACCGTGCGGTCATCGTGGTGTTGCTCACGCATCAACCGAACTCTGGGGCTGTCAATCAGGGTGGTCACAGATATATCTGCTTTGCCCTTGCTATATTTGTCATTTCTGGCAAAATCAACAAAAGACTGCGGCAAGCTGTAATTATTGGTAATTTCCATGTGTTGTCTCCTTCCAACACCCTTACTAGCAGTAGGGCAAATGCAAGTCAATAGGAAAAATAAGAGATGAAAGAACACATATTTCAAATACTAGGTGAACCAGCTTCAAAGGCTAATAGTCGTAAAATTGTCCTAATAAGAGGGCGCCCAGCATCAATTAAGTCAGACAAGGCTAGAAAGTACGCATCTGAATTTATCAAACAGTGCCAAAGCATTGACCCTTTGTTTGAAGAAGATGTAAAAGTCGAGATGTTAATTTATTACGCTTCAAGGAGGCCCGACCTAGATGAAAGTCTTATTTTAGATTTAATGCAGGGGGCAATTTATAAAAATGACAGGCAAGTTAAGCAGAAGAATATTTACTGGGGGCTTGATAGGGAAAACCCAAGAACAATCATCAGAGTGTCACCTCTGGAGAGCGGTGATATCCCAAGCTATCTCAGATGCCTACCTGAATGAACCTAAAGAGCGCGACATCATAGAGGTTTGGATACACTCTGAGGATTTTGTAACTGTGTGTGATTTAGCAGACATTGATTTTTCTAAGATGAAAAACAATTTTATTTATATCTTAAATGCCAAAGAGCCAATCGCCAGATACGAGGGCAGAAAATTAAAGGACTTGATAGATAGAAAATAGTCTTATAGTACAAATGTAGTATATATATATATATAATATATATAATACATATATGTACTATAGAGTACATATGTACTATGTCGCCCTATTAGTCCGTTTTGGCAAATTCCATATTGACAGCGTTGTCTGCTCGGCATATCGTAATTGTGTCGTGGAGATTAACAATGAAAACAGATTACCTTATACGCGGGGAAGCACTCCGTATGGGCGAGGGACAGCATAAAGTTGTCTGCCCAATTTGTTCACCAGAACGAAAAAAGAAAAAAGAGCGCACACTTTCCTTGAGAGTGGGCGATGAAGGTATTCTGTACAACTGCTGGCATTGCAGTTCTAATGGTGTAGTCGCGCTAGAAGAACGATACATGCCAGCCAAGAGGAGCAACAAAGTGGCGTTGGCAGTTCAGCATAATTGGGATGACTTAAATGATAAAACAATATCTTGGTTAAAAGGCCGTGGTATATCAAAGGATACAGCAGAAAAAGCAAAGATTAAATCAGGCGTTCACTACATAGGCGCTCTGCAAAGTCAGACAGATTGCGTTGTGTTTCCTTATTCAAATCAGGGGCAAACATACGCCGCCAAGATACGCTCATTAGGTGACAAAGGGTTTGCTTGCAACGGCGCTCCAGCATCATTCTTCAACTTGGATTCAGTTGTTGCTGGAGATGATTTGTTCATTTGCGAAGGCGAGATGGATGTACTCGCTATGATGGAAGCAGGGTTTGAAAGCTGTGTGTCAGTTCCCAATGGCGCGGTCATGAAGGTTGTGGATGGCAAGATAGACCCACAGGATGACAACAAGTTTAGATTTCTTTGGGATGCCAAAAAGAAAATAGAAAAGGCACATAGAATTATTATTGCCACCGACTCAGATGGAGCCGGACAAGCTATGGCAGAGGAGATAGCGCGGCGCATAGGTAAGGATAAGTGCTGGAAGGTTGAGTTCCCCGAAGACTGCAAGGATGCCAATGATGTGCTATTGAAGCACGGCAAGAAGGGTCTGGAGAAAGTTGTCCAGAAGATTATCCCTTGGCCTGTTGCTGGGCTATATGATGCATCACATTTTTATGAAGAGTTGGATGAGATATACGAAAAGGGGATGGGTAGTGGCGCGTCCACTGGGTACTCCAACGTGGATGAATATTACACAGTTGTCGAAGGTCAGCTAACTGTAGTCACAGGCCACCCTTCCTCAGGAAAGTCTGAATTTATCGACCAGATAATGGTAAACCTTGCAGAGCAAAAGGGATGGAAGTTTGCTATTTGTTCGTTTGAAAATGAGCCTAGACTTCATATTGCAAAACTCATTAGCAAGCATTTCTCTAAGCCATTCTTCACTGGCGTAACCCCACGGCTCACGCCTGACGAATTAGAGCGCGGCAAGGACTTTGTGCGCGAACACTTTAGCTTCCTGTATCAGAATGATGGCTCACTAGCCACGATTGATGGGATTATTGAGCGACTGAAGGTTGCTGTGATGCGTCATGGAATTAGGGGCGCAATCATTGACCCATACAATTACATCCAAAAAAATGGGGATATGAGTGAGACAGATTGGATTAGTGAGATGCTGACCCAGTTGCGTGTGTTCGCTCAGTCTCATGGCATTCACTTGTGGTTTGTGGCTCATCCTACAAAGATGATGCGCGGTACTGACGGTAAGGTTCCGCCACCAAAGGGCTATGATATTTCGGGTAGCGCGGCGTGGTTTGCGAAGGCAGATATCGGTCTATCAGTTCACAGACCAGACCCAGTGGCGAATGCTATAAGTGAAATACACGTTTGGAAGTGCAGATTTAGCTGGGTTGGTAAGCAGGGCGTTGCTGATTTATTTTTTAGCCCTGTGACATCACGATATTCTATCGGTGATGACAACGACAATTTTCCAGATGTACCATCGTACAAATCTGAAGATGTTCCGTTCTAGGGGGTGTTATGGAAAGAAAAGGAAAAATATTACTGGATGAGGCCAAGCAAATCATAGACGCAAGGGGTGACCATTACGGCTCACCTATTGAGAACTTTACGCGCATAGCGAAGTTGTGGTCTGTGGTGCTGGATGTTGAGGTCAAGCCTCATGAGGTGGGGTTGTGTATGGATTTAGTAAAGACAGCGCGCCTATGTGAGACGCCAGAGCATTGGGATAGTTACTTAGATAAATGCGGATATGCCGCCGCGACTATTGAATGTTTTAATGTTGACGGTAAAGAATAGATAGTCTAGCTTAATCAAGACAGCGACTTTCGTTGTTTCCTCCCGACACTACTAGGGGGCAGGGCGTAAACCCTGCCTCCCTTTTTTTGTGCTTTTTACAGCTTTGGCATGACACTTGCACTATCAATTTGCATGTCGCGCTTAGTTGACTGCTTGTTGGCCTTGTAGTTAATCCAAGTTCGAGCCAACAAAATTGACATGACATCAGGCATCACCTTGTTACGGTTGGCGACCCTGATTTCAGTCAATGTGTGGAGAAGTTTGCGTACAGGTGAACGAACTGTACCAACACCAGCGGCAAGGTCATCTAGGAATGACTTTGCCTTCTCCAAATCACCATTTACCGACACGATGTAGAACAGCGCGGCGAGAGGCGGCACTGGGATTAGCGTGTTTTTCTTGGTGATTTTTGCCAGCTTGATTGACAGTTCAAGCATGGCTGAGTTGATTTCAGTATTGTAGTAGTTCCGCAACTCATCGTTAGTCATTTTGACTGACTTGGTATTAGCCTTACAATCTTTGAAAGCAACAATGTGCCTAATCACAGCACCTGTCATTGATGGGTAGGGTGTACCCATGATGGTGAACACGTCCATGTTAGACCTGTTCGCCCCTACATCCATGTGGATGAAACTCTCCGGCTCAATGCCAAAGATTGCGTGTGTCTTAAACGGCACACCAGCCCTCACACAGGCCGACAGACGGTTCTGACCGTCCTTGAGGTAGCCATCTGACCCAAAGGCCAGTGTGGCGTTTGTGAGCGACCAATTACCGCTCACCATATCATTGGCGTAGACTTTAATCTTCTCAACCTTCTTTGAGCGATTGCCAATGTTTAAGTTTTCAAGAATGTACTCTGCAAGTTTCGGTGAAACTTCAATCACGCGAGAGTTTTGCGGGGGGTTCTTGATTAGCGAAGAAAGATTGATGACCTGTTCTTCGACCGAAATGTCAGCACTAAGCTGACGCTGTTTTGATACTACTTTTAGCATCTTTTGCCTTTCTGCCACAGTCCGTATGTAGTGGCACTTAGGTTGCCTTGCCCAAGGGCGTTAATGTCTCCCAGCGGTGGGCAATCCGCAGGAATTTTGTACTAGGGTATAAATGTATTAAAAAATAAAGTGGGGCGGCATAACCTTACGACTGCCGCCCCTGTGATGGGTTCCTAAGTGGTAGGAGAACCCAGCGTAGGCCACTCAGGAACTTACAGACTATCACTTGCCTGTCAAACTACCCACGCTGGTAACTTTATCTGCCTAACTTGGCTAATTGTATTGTGGCAACACTTAAAACAAAGACACCACTATACAAAACTAATACCCCAAGCAAGAGACTGTTATTTGGATTTTCGACACTGCCTATGCCAGCCATCATGATAAGAAGACCAAGCACCCAGACATAAGACCATCTAAGAAATTTCATCGTAAACATCCCCCCTCATCATGTCCACATGGTAAGTGAACTCATCATAGGTTAGCCATTGATATGGTGAAGCGTCAATACTGAAATCGACCTTGCCATCCCCGCCAATCTTATAAACATCATGAATGGCCTTACGAATGCCCTCGTCATCCTCATCAATGTCTGGGGCGTAGCTGTAGCCATTGTATGTAAAGCTAGGCGCGTTATGCCAACTAATCATCGCACTGCTCCTCATATTGAACGCGAGTAACGTAGTACGCTTGAAGCATAGCGGCCAACTCTGGAAAAGTTTCCCAGTCCACTGGCCGACCCCCAAGTGTGTTTTCAATCTCAGCGTCAAGTGCAATCAATACAGCATTAACCTGTTTTGGCTTTTGATATTTAATTTGCATCATCAGTCTCCTCATTACTGTCATCAATTGCGTTGTCGATACTCTCGTCAGCAGAGAGCGCAATCCCTAGCTTTGAACGAAAGTCTTTCTGATACGCCGTGGTGAGGCCATCTATGTAGCCTTCCATAGCCTCTTGAACGATACTGGCTTCCTGTTTGGTAAGCTGTATATTAATCAACATTTAATTCTCCATCATTTATCTTTCTGGCCTCAAGCACCTCAGTCGATAAAGCCCCGACTAACGACTTTACTTCCTCGCATGCGGCTTTCTCTGCCGCGTCTATATCAGGTGCGCTAACCACTATGGTTCTTTGAACAAACGCCTCAACAGTCACTTCATATGTTTTTTGTACCATCGTACAAATCTCCCTCTACAAAAACCACAACTCCATCAGGCTTAACTGCCATGACACTATGAACACCGCATTCATTAGCCACCCACTTCACAATATCCATGAAGCGCGAAACTGTTTCTGGCAGTGTGTCTATTGCAACGTCAATCTTTGAGCAGGATATCATGCGTTTAGACTTGCTCCAAAAGCCGTAGCAGTCATACATAGTCGCACCCCCGAACTCATCAACAAAAAACTCAACTACTTTCTGTTGGATAGGGACAAAAATGTCCCCATCTTCATTCGCATCTGGAATGACAATAGATGCCATCCTTGTTTCAATATGTGTCATATTAAGCATCCAACATTTTTGTCAGGTGACGCACTGTTCGCTGTTTCATGAGCGAGTGAGCCTTTGACAGGTTTTTACCAAACGCATGCGGTATCTGCGTTTCTCTTGAACTGCTGTCCACCAAGGGGTGGCACTCATCATGCTGTGTTGATTTATGAGTCACAAGCCAGCCGCTTTCTTCAAAGCCCTTGCCATGCTTGAAGCCAACGGTGCGTACTTCCCAAGCGTTCATGCTTTCCTCATCCACATACTTGACCTGACGATACTTGCATTGAATAACCAAGCGAAGGCCAGATGGTGCATTGATAAGAGAAAAGCCGTTTAAGAACACAGAGCGATACCATGTAGCCGCAACAGCCACATAGTTCTTTATGTTCCACTTGTTGCCGCCATCCTCAACATCTATACCAACCCCACCACCAATAGATGTGTGTACATGTGAGCGTTGGAATGCATTTCTAACGATGTCAGATATACTTCTTTCACTCATCTTTTTAGCATCAGCCAAGGGTGAAAATGCTTTGCTATGTTTGCGCGCGCGCCGGATATCTTTTATCGCGTCACCCAATTCGGATGCATACGATGAAATGGCATCCCAAGCATTAGAGCCGCCTGTTTCTTTGTGCAGTATTTGTTCCGCTTGATTTCTCATCTCCATAACATCGCCTGACAGGCGGTAGCTATATTTGCCATTCTTTACTATGGCATCAATCACTCTGGCAGGAACAACCTCAGACCATTGAAGCCGTACATTAGCCACCTGTTTACGCAGAAAGTTTAAGTGGTTGTGTGTTTCTTTTGTGTAAGTCATTACCAGTCTCCCAACTGTTTGAAGGTAGGCGGCGGCACTATGCCGCCACCTCTATGCGTGTTGTCTCACCGAATGGCGCATCATCACAACGTGTCCACGTTGACACCCATAAGACAGGATAATCAGGCGACTGGTCAGGCCAGTCATGAATGCCCATGTCAGTGAGATATACCATGTTATCAACAGGCAACTCATGCTCATCAATGTAGTCAAACACAGGGGTAACCCTAGTGCCGCCACGTCCTGTGCATTCGATACTGTCGATGATATCACCCTGTTCGTATCGGGTGACTGACTGCACCCTAGCGTCACATGTTATGACCGTTACAGAGCGCGGCTTATGGTCTTCAGTGATGTTGTTCAGCTCACCCAAGAACTGTTGCAACTCAGCAGTATTTACCGAACCTGATGTGTCGATGGCAACCACCACATCACCCACGCCTATCTTGTCGATGCTTGGCGTGTATATGCCCTGCGTATACCAAACCTTTTTGTTTGGTTTGCGGAAGGTATAGTCATCCGGCTGGTCACCGCCAATGAAGCGGTTGAACACGTCACGCCAGTCAACCTTAGACCGCCGCATCTCATCGACCAGTTCCTGTATAGCTGATGGCAACTTGCCAACCGACTTAGCACCAGCCGCCGCAAGCATAACCTTCTGGTCAATGCTGGCCTCAAGCTGGCTGGCCTCTGACGGTGACAACTCTTTGCCATCATCACCAGTGGCATCATTAACGCCGCCCCATGGGCATTGTTGCTGGCCTTGCTGGTCAGGGTCACTGCCTAGCTGGTCATAAATACGTTCAGCAGTCATGCCCTTATACTGTGGGTCAAACAGGCCACCCTCTGGCAACTCAAAGTCACCGTCCAGCAGGATGTGGTTGATGGCATGGTCACAGGCAATGTTCCAGCGTTCAGCGTCACGCTCATTGCGGCGTAGCATATGCTTGAATGCAACATGCAACACCTCATGAGCAACAACGCCGATAATTTCTTTGTCGGTGTGCTGGTCAACAAAGTCACCATTCCATTTGATGAACGTGCCATCAGTACACATGGTTGGCTGATTGTCATCACGATGAATATTCAGGCCAAGTGCCAGTGAGCCGAAGAAGGGGCTATCAAGAACAAGGCGCGTTCTAGCCCTTGCCATTTTTGTATCTGCATCCATGTTTAGTCTCCCGATTTGTCTTGAATTTTTCTGATAAACTCATACGCATCTTCCAGCGCAGGGTTAAACCATTTTGTTCTATACTCTGCTGGACAGTCTTCATCAGCGTGAGCGCATACGATTTTTAGATGTTGGATGGCTTCAATAAGTTGCTCGTCCATGTTTAGTCTCCCAAATTTGTACGATGGTATAAATAGGGGGCGGCGTGAACCGCCCCACATAATGTTAGAGCATCAACTCTTTGCCCTCACTGAGCAGAAACTCGCGGAATGGCTGGGTCTGCTTGATGGCAGGGTGACGGTTGAATGCGTCCTTGATAGCGAACACCGCGAACTCTTTATGCGGCAACCGCTTGAGGTACTTGATGACATTGCCAATGTTCTTGTCGTTGGCCTTGTAAGCCAGCGCGGCTGACACTGCATAGCACACAGCAGGGTCTTCACTGATTGCCGCACTGTCAGGGTTTGCAATCACGGCATCAATGTCTGGCACTGTGTCATGGATTTTCTTGTATCCCATGAACTCAGCGCAAGCACCGCGCCCAACCTGACCAGCGACAGCCTCATTCTCATTGACCGCATCCAAGCCCCACTTCATCATGGTATCGACACGCTCCCAAGAGCGAGGTGATGGACAGGAATTTGCATCACGGTCAAACTTGTGGAGCAACTCAGGCCGGAACCGCAGGAACCCAGTCACAAGAGGCGAGACGCCAACGCTGTTCATATAGCCAATGGTATCTTCTAGGTCAGCTTCAACCTCAAGAAATAACAGCCTGTCCTTGAGGTGGCTTGGCATGTTGTTAGTGCCAGCGCGGTCACTGGTGCGGTTGCCAGCGCATACGATAGACCAACCATCGGGCAAGCGATGCTCACCTATGCGGCGTTCATTAACTAGCTGTGCGGCAATGTTCTGATTAGCCACCGGAGCCTGTGGTAATTCATCCAGAAACAGGATGCCCTCACCATCGGCTGGCATCCAGTCGGGGCGAAGCCGTTTCATGTTATCGCCATCAGCGACAAGCCAGCCAGCCAACTCGCCAGCATCATACTGGGCAAGCGATAGGATATTGAGGCCAACCTCACGCTCATCAGCGATAGACTGCACGACTGACGTTTTACCAAGGCCAGCACCGCCGACAAGGTAGGCGATAGGACGCTGTGCGTCACGTCCATTGGCATTCTTTGTTTGGCTGTCGATTGAAGCCTCGACAATAGCTTTTGCTTGTGAAATACGCATCTTGATATTCTCCCAGTTTGTTTGAGTGTAGCGAGACGCTACGACACTGCCGGAGCAGTGTTTCGGGGGTGTCTCACGCCCCCCTCGTCAGGTAGCTATGCCGCTTGGCCTTCAAGTTGTGCGGTCATCTCATTGATGGCCTCATTCTCTGCTTGTGTTTTGTCTGCGGCTTCCTGTGCGGCGGCTTCCATATCACCGCGAACACGCAGGGCATCAGCCAGCAGTGACTGAAATTCTTCAATCTCTGCATAGTCAAAGCCGCCAAGCCACTTGTCACCATCGACACGGTTGCCCTTGTCATCCTTTTTGGTTGACCGCTTGCCAGCCACCTTATCGACAGCAAGCTGGACTTTCGACTTAGCATCGTCACCAGACACGGCCTTAATCAGCTTGGCCTCAGACGTGATATCGTTAGCCTCGAAAGTATCAGCCACCATTTCTGGGGTGATGTTGCCACCGCCAATGTTGAACACGTTACGCGCTCCGACTGCATTTTTGACCATCTTGTTTGCCATGCCCTCAGACAGAGAGCCAATATCCATCAGGTCAGCCTTGAGGCTGGATGATACAGCCGTAGGCAAGTTTGACTTGGCGGTCAGGGGGGCGTCAGCAATGCCAGCAATCAGTTGGCAATAGCTGTTCAGCTTGAGGCTTTGCGCCTCAGTGTTGGCCTCTTTTGCGTCACCCTTCAAGTTGGTGATGCGCTTTTCGTTAGAAGCGATAGTGTTAAGGTTGCTGTCGGCAATTGAAAAAGTTGATTTAGTCATATCGGATAGTCTCCCAGTTGTTTGAATAGCAGGACGCTACGACACCGCATGGCGCGGTGTTTCGGGCGTGTCCTACGCGCCCCTCATCAGGTAGCTATATTGCAATGAATTGAGACAGGCGAACCGTTCCCTTCTTGAACATCTTGCCGCCGTTCATTGTGTAGTAGCCGTGGAACTTGCGGTTCTTGTAAACCGCCAGCATCTCATGGCGTTCCCCAAATTTCAGATTATGGCGTTGG